TTGGTTTAGCATATGGTGTACCATCCTTCTTTTGTTTCCATGTTTTGCCAGTGCCATTACATGTACGGCATTGACTAGCTTTCTGTTTGAATAACTTACTACTGTATGCATTTACATTACGTTTGTATTCTGCATCAGGCATACGATCATCAAACAATTCTTTCCAGAACTTCTTATCGTGTGGCTTACGACTGTATATAACCCAAGACAATTGCTCTGGACTGTTGAGGTTAATAGGTCTGTCACCCATTAGCTCTGCAGTCTGTTTCTCAAGTGCTACTGTTAGTTCATTACGTTCTTGTTCGAACTCTTGTCTAACAGCGTTTAGTGCAGTCATGTCTACCTTTAGACCACGTTGATATATACGTGCTAGGTGTACAGCTAACTGGTTAGTCAGCTTGACTGTTGGTTCTAGTGTACTGCATCCCTCGTATGATGTCCGCAAAACATTGTACAACTGTTGCGTTGCATGTAGGTCAGCAGACAAGTACTCTGATAACTCAGTGTGATCCATATCACGTACTGACTTACCTGCCTTGAGCCACTCCTTCAATGAGTCTTGCTTCTGTGTCTCTAGCATGTAACGTTCTGCACATGCCTCAAGGGATAGTGGTTGCTTCTGACCACGTTGTAATACGTACTCGCCAAGCATAGTGTCGAATACATCACCATCGTATGTAAAGCCTGACTCCCACAACCACAGTAGATCATGGGGTGCATTGTGTGCTACAAGCAGACGAGTCTTGTCCAATTTATCTTGAACAATAGCTCGTCCATTTGCAGTTGGTGTTTGCTCTGAATGATCGAATGTAATAATAGTTTCGTTATTGTTATCATCTAGCATACCCACCATAACAAGTGTGTTCTCAGGCTCGAATGGGTCAAGGTGAAGCTTACCATTTCTTTTTACTACTGTGTTCTCTACATCTAAGGTAAGTATCATACCAACTCCAATCTATCTATCATTCTCCTTTAATGCTTCCCATGAAACAGGAAACAAGTCAAGAAGTTTTTTACTAATCTTGTTAGCAACTACTCTTGTTTCATATTGTGTGTCATTCTTGCAACGTAAGTTACACATATCAGCAAAGGCATCTAAGCTACCAGACCAATACCACTCAGTCATTGTACTTTGTGGTAGTACCATACGTGCTTGCTCAGGAGCTACTCCAGCTTTCAATAGATTTCTATATAATAATCGCTGCGATTCGTTTTCTTCTATTAAATCGTCAAGCAAGAACCCATTCATTGCAGGGTACTTTAGGTCTACTTCACCATCTGATCCCTGTTTTTTATCCTCACTACGTCCACGCCATACGTCATTAGGTGGGTAATACAGATCAACATCTTCATCTACATACCTTCTACTAATCTCATTCCAACGTAGGAACTTATGTTTAACTAACTGACGTGCCACAAAGATTGGTGCTTTAACGTGGAAGGATGCAAAGCAATGCCCAAAGGGTGACATGTGTTTGTGTTCCGCAAGATAGCGTATCAAATTACTATCCGCATCAAGAAACTTTGTGTGTTTCTTACCAAAACTAACACGAGCTGCATTAACTACAGACAAGTCATTACCCATATGATCTATGTATGTTGCTTCAATCAACTGCAATCTCCTTTAATATATCAACAGCTTCTGACTCAGTTATATTAAACCACTCACCATTGTCTTGTTTACTCCAAGGTATATTTGCCTTACGTGCCGCAAGTATGTGTGCTGAACGCTCAGACTCACTGCGATCTTTACAGTATACAGAGTGTACTAATCTGTAGTTACGCATAGGTGAGCTTGTTTGGTAGCTACTCAGTCTATCTTCTGCATCAATAGCCATACCTATCTTGATCCAATCAGGCCATGCGGAGTTACTAATTGCATACACATAACCTTCTTTGATTTGTTTGTAGTTATTAAGAGAACCAAAGGCTAGATCACCAAATGATTTGTAGTTACCTGCCTTGTGTAAAGGATGCGTCTTAGGTATATACTTACCATTGATAAACATTCTATCTGGATTACTCGATTGATTATTTTCTTTCGAACAGTTTTTACAGGATGATCTGTTTGTTTTTCTCCATGAAGGTGGTTGATTTTCTTCTGTTAATACTACGTCACATCTATTACATTTCATTTATGTTTCTCCCCTAATGCCTCATTCATTCTCTTTACATACCACTCAGCTTTCTTCATGTCTTCTACACCATTACCTTTATAACGATACCTATGCTGATACTTGATCATGTTACCATGACAGTATGCAATGAACCCATCTAACCCTAACACCTGACGTATATAATCAATACATTCTATACCATCTTGATTATAGTGTGCAGGTCGCTCAACAGGATCAAACACATGATGCTCTTTTATTATCTCAAACTCTTTCCACTTAGCCATTATTATTAATCTCCTGTTGTTCGTCAAAGTCATTAGCCAATTCTACGAAGGCATCTGCCAATGAGTTATGTTTGTTTACTAGATCATATACATCACGTAGTACATTCTCAAGTAATGCCCTTTGTCTATTCTGTTCCCAGAGATTGAATGCAAGTATTGCAACCAACCCCAGTAATGATACATCTAACCACGTTATCAACATACGTACCTAGCAATCTTGTACTCAAGGTCGGTGTGTACAATGCCATGCCATCCAGATAGTTTGTTCTTAACTATATTGATGTGTCGTTGATTGTCTTCTTCTTCTTGTCCTTCTACAGTTGGGTTCTTACTAATCATAATCATCAAGTCAGCTTCTGCTGCTTTACCTGTACGTGAGCCTTCCATCATAGCTTGGTTGAGTACAACCTTACCTTCTGCCTCGGCTGATAGCTGAGACATATAGAATACTGCACAGTCCTGTTGTTTAGCTATTTGCCTAGCTTGTATTGCATTAGCCTTGAGTGCTTCATCAGGACGTGAGAAGCCACCAGTACGAGCAAACTTATCGCCCATGTCAAGTATAACTACGTCAGGTTTGTATGACTTACACACTGACTCAACCCAGTTCATATCACGTCCTGTAGCATCTTTGAACATGATGTTAGGTCGTATCTTAGCAAACGTAGCCATAGCATGCGCTCTGTTCTTTACTATCTCATGCTTATCCATACCAGTTGCAGCAGTAATGTATCTGTGTGCTACACGATGGTATCCTTCCTCATTACATAGCACAACTGTCTTAGCACCCTGCCATGCAAATCCATTAGGGCCTGCAACAAGTGACGCATGGAAAGAAGTCTTACCAGTATTGGGTCTAGCACCTACTTCAATCAAGTGACCTGCATTAATACCTTCCACCTTACGTGTGAGTGTGGGTATGTTGAACGTCCACTGTGACTCAAGGTCAGTCATAGCAATGATAGTATCAAGGTCAATGTCTTCCCACTCAACCTTTAGATTAGGTGTGAAGTCGTCACCATACTGTTCAAGCATTTGACGTAAAGGTTCTAAGCTAGACTTACTACCATTGACATAATCAAAGCCAAGGTTAGCAATGTCCTCACCAATTACCTGTTGGAATAGTTTTGATAACACCTCTTGTGCTACATCACTACCCATTGGTTGTTCTTTGTTTACCTGACGAAACAATGCACTGTATGCTTGACGCTGTGCAGTTGTAAGCGTTGGGTTGTTAGACATAAACAATGCCTCAATCTCAGCAGGTGTAATACTACGCTCGTATGTATTCATGGCTGCATCAATTGCTTGCTTGATCTTGCGAACATCTTTACTAAACAATCTGTCTGGGCAACGTGCGCCCTTGTGATCATCATAGAAATCTTTGTCCATCAAGCTACGTATGAGGGATAGTTCCATATGTTTTATTCTCCTAGTGTTGAAAGGTTAGCCATGTCGGATGGCAGTCTATATTTAAGGTCGTCTTCTAGTCGTAGTACTTTGACATCATCAATGTAACCACGTAAATCTTTTGCAAATTGCAGTGTCTTCGGTAATGCATCGGGGTCTAATGCAACTATTGCTGATGAGAACTGCGACAAGTACCTCTTGTGTCCATTAGATAATGACGTACCCAACACTGCAACCCCGACATATACACCACTCTCACTTACAACGGCAGCACTTACGCAGTCCTCAACAACTACAGCAGTTTTACCACATCCAAATGCATATGGCAAGTCACTCTTACCATATCTCTTCCACTTAGGTATACGTTTTCCAAGTGATCTGCCTGTAGCATCTACCATAACTCCATTGTGTACAACAGGGAACACCACACGATGTTCCTTCACATCATATAATAGACCTAGATGTTGTGCATCAAGACCCCACGTATCACAGAAGCCTGATATGCTTTCGTAATCTCGTACAAACCACTCAGGTTTTGAGAAACTTATAGCATGTGTCTCTTCTGCAACACGTCCTAATGACTTACGTATGTCCTCAGCAGTAAGTGTAGTACGAGTACC